AAAGACTAAATCCAGGGACGAGTACTTTTATTTGGTGTAAAACGTACACTTATTTCTTGGTGGTTCTGCATCCAGGTAGCACAGAAAACTTTCTGAAACGTTTAAGTTTTATTGAGTGTAAATAATACACTATGTTTGCGGCTAGATAGGTAAAACGTTCTATTTTGGAATGAAAATGGTCTATTTTGCTTTTCTGTATATTTATGCATTTATGCAAAGATTTATTGTATATTTATACAATTTAGACTTTGTCTTTATTTAGATTCATTCTAAATTTGGAAAAATTACAATGTTTTGCTTGGCTTCGGTCGTGTCCTATCTTTTTACGCAAAGAAACGTACTATTTACGTGTTATTTGTACACTTATTATCTAGATGTTCTATTTTTCCTCGAAGGCTGCAAAATGTTCTATTTTTCCTCTTTTTGCGCAAAAACGTCCGTTTTGTACGCAAACTAACTAGCTGAAAACTAGCTATTTACGAATAAATCATACCTAAATAGGGTAAATCGACCCCACCCGCCCTCTTTTTGGGTACACACCAGCCAGCCCGCTCTTCTCCGAAAATTTTTTGAAAATTTTTCATTTTTTCTTTGTAAAATATCCTTACCACCTATTATTTTCAAGAATTAGGCTTTTCGTCCAAAAAGGGTGATATACTTTTCTACTTTTTGGATTTGGCTTTATGCAAGAATATTCACTATTTCGCCGTATAGCTTTCTACTTTTCGCTCTGTGGGCTTTATTTTAGCTTTTGGTATAGCTTATCGGGTAGTCGTTTTTGATGGCTTATAACGCAATATTTTCGGTTTTTATATGATGGCACTGATACAGGTAAGCTTACTGTTGCCCTGCTGTATGTTTCACGGAATGTTTCACGTTTTTGCGAGCGTTTTGCCTGAATTGGGTGTTTTTGCGAGTTAAGCAAACGTTATGCTATGCGTATATTACAATAACCTGCGTATGAGTGTATGAAGCGAGGCTATTTTTGGGTGTTGTCCGCTAGGCTATTCCGATTAGGGGGATGATTATACTTTAGTATAATTGGGGGACATCCCCCTACTACGGCTGCGCCTGCCTGTACCGCTTTTATATCGTGTTATTATTTATATTTGGGGGTGATTTTCTGTTGGTAGCGTTAAACTTTATTAAACGCCGATGTTCGGTTTATGAGGGATAATGTGTGTTTTTGACACTTATTGTGTGATTCGGGCGTTTTTGGGCGTGATTTGGGTGTTATCTGATATTTGGAGGTTTGGCGGAAAAGTCGTATATTTGCCGACAAAAAGATAAATGGCTATGGCAGACAAGAAATTCTACATACAGCGTTTCGTTTACGATTCCGAGCGTGGTGCTTGGAAGGCTGACGGCGTGGCTAAGAGTCTGGAGGATGATTTCGGGGCTGTTAGGTACAAGTCCATCACTGGCATAAACTCTGTTGGCAAGCAGAAGGCTGTCTATTCGGAGAGCTACCCAGAGGCGGGCAGTCTTCGGGTGTACGTTGACCCGAACGCCAAGAGGGAGAGCATTACATCTACGCTGACGGTGTATGTGTTCGGCTCTGCCCCAGAGGGTGCGTCCGACAAGACAACGGACGAGCTGGTGCTGGCTGCGGAGAATGCTTGGAACAGCCTCACAGACTTCTTGGAGGGTGCGTTGATTGTTTGGAAAGACGACTACAGGCAGAGAAAGGGCTTGTTCCTGTTGCAGGAGGCAGTCGAGCCTACGAGCGACATCGTGAAGAGCATTCCGTATCTCCAGTGCCAAATCAAGCTGACGAACGTTTTTGGTCGTACCTTCCCGAAGGACAGCACGACAATCGAGGACTGGCTGAAAAGCGGTGGAAAGGAGGCGATGGGATGATAGAAACCGATAAAATCTATAATTCCGACTGCATACAGGGCATGAAGCAAATCAATTCGGGGGGGGTGGATTTGATAGTCACTGACCCACCCTACTTGATAAGCTATGCTTCCGCCTGGCGGAAGCAGAAAGACCATCGGTTTAGACAGGTTATTCTGAACGATGACAACGAACAACTGATTTCCGATTACCTAAAAGAGTGTTTTCGGATATTGAAGGACAATTCGGCAGCCTACGTCTTCTGTAGCGCAAAGACATTGGATTTCTTCATGCAGGAGTAAAGGAAGGCAGGGTTCAAGCTGAAAAACGTGTTGATTTGGAGAAAGAACAATCACACGGCTGGAGACTTGGAGGCACAATATGGGCAATGCTACGAGCCGATTCTTTACCTGAACAAGGGAAGGCGACCGATAAACGGAAAGAGGCTCGAAGATGTATGGGAGTTTGATAGGGTTTCTTCCGACAAACTGATACATCAAAACGAAAAGCCCATTCCTCTGATAGCTCGGTGCATCGAGAAGTCTTCCTGTGTTGGTGATTTGGTCTTTGATGGCTTTATGGGCAGTGGCACTACCGCTGTTGCGGCTTTGAGAACGAAAAGAAGATTTGTCGGATTTGAGTTGGATAATGGATATTTCGACAAGGCTTTCAATCGAATAGAGCGAGCCAAGAATGATATTCAGACAGATTTGTTTAACGGACAAAATTATTGATTTATGAAGAAATACAAGACATCAATCGAGGTTAAGGGCGAGAACATCAAGGCGTTGTTCGACTGTCCTGTCGTTACCGACATCAAGAAGGCTACCGATGCTGTGGATGAGGGCTTGGACGTTACCGATATGCTCTACGGAGTAACCGCAATCAACATGGCTGGTGCTCACAAACAGGTGAAGCGAGGTTCTGTGTTGGCACAGGACGTTTGCGGACACTGGGAGATAATGACCGCCGACGAGTGGGAGCAGCACAAGGGCGACACAATCGAAGATGCCGCAAGTGACGGCGACACCACCGACACACCTACCGATGGTTCGGGTACAAGTGGCGACGGAGGCTCTTCTTCCGAAGGCGACGGTGGATTGCTCGATTAACTGTTCACTTTCAAAAAATAGTTGAGAAATGATAAGAGTAAAGGAAAAATCACTGCAAGATGCGATGGAGGCTGTCGGGCTTCAATCAAGAGGACTGCCCCATCGTTACCAAGAGGGCAAAGACCCATTTTGGATAAGGGCTTTGGTTCTTGTTCAGAAGAGAAACTTGGAGGAGTGCTATTGTCTGTATCAGCAGAATGCCGACAAGTATATGAGCCTTGTGCAGGACTTTGGCACTGCAAGCCCGATAATGAGCATAAAGGGCATATACCCTTATATGTACTTGGATGAGGCTCGTTTCATACCGAGCGGTTGTCTGCAAGCCAAGAAGGATGCGTTGAAGAATATTCTTGGCGAAGACCCGAAGGCTATGGAGGTCGATGAAATGACCGAGCACGAGGTTATGCACAACCTTGTCGAGATAGGCATCGAGCGACAACTGAAACAAGAGGAGGAAGACCGAATAGCCAACCAACGAGCCGAGGGAAGCGACATTGATGGCACTAACTACGAGGAAATCGAGTTGAGGCAGTATCAAGACGAGCTGGAGGCGATGAAGAAGGATGGCTGCTCAAAGGCAGAAATCAAGGCTTTCAAGGAGGAGTTTGCTGCAAAGCACAAGGAAGGCAACATTTCTTTCAGCGATGAGGATTATCTTTCCGAGGACGAAAAGCTGCGTATGGAAATGGAGTCCAAGGACTTGGGCAAAGCGGAATCCAAGGAAAGCGAGGTCAGTGTCGAGGGAGAGTTCGATGAGCCAGAAATCGACTACGAGAAGGTTCTTGCCGAGAGCGAGGAGCACAGGCTTGCATCTATCCGTCAGTCCAAGCGCAAGTGGAAGCGAGGAATGTCCGACAATGCCGAGAAGAAGGCAGGAAACGCCTTTGAGAACGAGTTTGGCGAGACGGAGGTGTGCGAGACGTTGGATAAAGCTCCTGATGCCAACGAGCCGAAGAGAAAGCCAGGCAGACCCAAGAAACAGGTTCGTGCAGGAATAACCAAACGTAAGAACAATGCAGCCAAGAGAGCTGCGGCAAAGAAAGGTGAGTAATATGAAAAAATCCGATTTACTTAGCAACAAGGTTTTCAAGGAGGCTAATGCCGACTTGCCTATCAAGTACGTGCAGGCTGATGGAAAGGAGGTCAAACTCGGAGAGGTCACTTGGGCGAGAATGTTAGGGCAAATCTATTGGGATGCGTCCTACGCCTCCATTTCAAAGCGAGGCTTGCTTACCAATTCGGCTTTCTGCGCCGCTCGCCACGACTCGGAGATACTTATCGAGTTTTCCGATTACAGGCGTGAGACGTGGAATTGCGACGTGGAGTTAAGGGATGGTTTCATAACTATAATAGAGTTGCCATAATGAAAGAAGAAATAAGCGGAATACCTGTTGTATATTTTACAGACAAAGATACAACAATTAACGGTATCGAGATGGCTGTAGAGAAACTTGATGAATTTGGAATCGAAATCAAAGAAGGCCATTTCTTTAATGGTTCATTCACGATTAATGGTGATTTTAAGGTCGAAAATCAAGAAGAACTTGACAGGTTTCTCCTCGAAGCGATGTACGGCAAGCAAATTGAAGCTATTGTTGCGAAGCTCAATGGCGAGTGGAAATCTAAATTCTATAAGGTATGAGCAGACGTTACCACAACAAGATACCACCTTTCAAGCCAGACCCCGAACACTGGACTAAGAAGAGCCATTCTTGGAAGGCGAAGGTGGCATACGAGACCGAGGATGAGGCTTGGGAGTTCCTTAATCAAAACCCAAGGTTGAAGGAGGTTGGATACCGACCTTACGTGTGCAACTTATGCTCTAAATGGCATATAGGACATTTACATAAATGATTGCGTATGAATGACTGGGTTTTAGAAGTAGCTATAGCAGGAAATAAAGCTGCCGAAACAATAGTACAAATGGTAAAGAGAGGCGAATGGTTCTTTTTGGAAGGCGAGGAAATTGAAAGGTGTGGTAATTCGTTTATCCATAAATGCGGTCTCATATCATGGATGAGTAAAGCTCCATACCAAACGCCTTTTGTCGCTAATATTACGGAAGTAGATACAATTTTGACTCCTGCATTTGATGCGAGCGGAAAATACGACATATATGGTGTCGATATACAAGGAGTTCGTAAAGTGAAAACATACAAAGATAGGCTTGTTGTTGATACAAGATTTTTCCTTTATGAACTTCCGTTAAAAGATATTGATAGATATATTTTTTAAACATTAATAGTTGAGGATATGAAGAATTTCAAAAAATGGTGTAGAGATTGGAGTGTGGAAATGACATTCAGCCTTATAGGGATTGTAGCGTCTATGTTTTTGGTCGTAACGGTTTGGCAGAGCGATATGTTTAAAAAAGGTTATATTGTTGACGATGATACACATTGGTACACCGCAACCATTGTCATTCATTATCCAGATAAACCGAAAACGATAAATGTAAGCGTTTGCAGACTTTCAGAAGTCCAAATAGGTCGTGGACGGAATTACGTTGACTATACTGACAAAAATGGTTATCACGTAATCAAGTCTATTGCTCCAATAGAAATCACGAACATAAAACGTATTAAATAGTTGAGGATATGAAGAAACGAGGATATTACGAGTACAAGAATGGTATATACCCACAAAAGTTATGGGTACATATAGGGAAAGACCTTGAGGATGTTATAGATGCAGAGTTCGATGGCTGCGAACCGCCAAACGACGGGTATGACGGCGTTGCTTACGACAAGGTTACAAGAAAAAGCGATGATTGGCTTGGCGTTCTTGTTTCCTTCAAGTCCGCCAAGGACATGACAATGGGTGTGTGCTGCCACGAGGCTTCTCACGTCTGCGATGCCATAGAAGAGGCTATCGACATGGAGCACGGCGGAGAGGCCAGTGCGTACTTGATGGGTTGGATAGCGTCCTGCATTAACAAAGCACGCCTTGGGCAGGGTGATTACATAGAGATTAAAGACAAGGAGGAATAGAGTATGGCAAGAAAAAAGATACAAGAAGGACGTGTGTTTGTCGCCCCAATTTCGTTTTTCCTCAAATTAATCCCCAAAAAGGAGATGCCTGACGATTTCAGAAAGAGTGTATTTCAGGCTCGCCACATGGTATGCGGATATATCGAGAAGAAAACATACGTTAAATCAGATTGGTTTCTTGTAACGCTGAAAATGAAAAATGGGTGGAATTATTTACCATACGATATAGCTATTTCTTATAATGTTGATTTGAGCAAGTTTCATATTATTAAGAACCTCTCTGTAGCGAACTTCTTAGAATTAAAGAAAATCCCAAAAGAAAATATTGATAGAATTATAAAAAATAAGGATTATGATTGAAGAAAAAGATATTAAGGTAGGTCTTAAATTTAGGATTTGCAAAGCGGACGAACAAGGAACAGTGACATACTTGGAAGACGGTAGAGTACGACCTAACATGGTGCGCCTTGACCTTGAAATTGTAGATAAAAGAAAAGTCGATTGTGAGTGCAAGCTGATAGATAGTGAAGTTGACGAGATTTACATCTTATTGAAAGATATTATGCAATATGGCGAAATCCTTCCTATCGCTAAAAAAGAGTGCGAGCGTATCAAGAAAGAATCGGAGCAAGTAAACCATCCGTCTCATTACTCTTGGCTGCGTGAGAAATGCTTGGTTGAGCCTATTGATATTTGCAGACACCTGGATTTTAATATCGGGTGCGCCGTCAAGTATTTGCTTCGCAAGGGCAAGAAAGAGGAAGGATTGTCGGAAACGGAACAGAGAATCCAAGACCTTAACAAGGCTCGCTTCTATATAGAGGATGAGATTACAAGCGTTTTGGGTGGTAAACTGAAATGATATGGCAAAGACTAAGAAATTTCACTGTGAGGATTGCGTGATGTTTGTACACGGCGAATTTTAGCGAGGCTTGTTCTCGCTTCGAGTACAAGAACGAGTTTGTAAACAATAAAATTGTATAGTTATGGCAAGAATTGCAAAAAAGAAGACAGTGAACAACAATGCAGGGCTTCTGCGAGTTATTGATGGTGTAGATGAGAAGAACGTTGTTAGCGTTACCGATTTCGGTTCATTCTTCATCGTGTTACTGAAGGATGGTGCGATTTATCACACCCATATCGGCTACGAGGTACGCTGCAAGCGTTGGTTGATGGACGTGAACAACGAGAGAAAGGAAACAACCTTATATAACTGGCTTGTGAACCTTGTTGCTATGAAGAATGAAATCAAGGGGCACGAGGACGAGCTTTTCCCAGAGACAGACCAAACAAACCAACAGATGTTGGACTATACCAAGGTTATCACGGAGGCGAACATACTCCATCCTGTTTCCGCTTTCTCTGATATGGACACTGCTGCCAAGTTCGCCAACGAGCGACTGAAATATCTTCGTGAGCAGAGCGAGAAGCTGGAGGCAGTTATAAACGCCGAGGTCAAGGAAGAGACCGAAGAGGACTTGGCGAAAAACTTTGAGCACGGACAACAAGCGATTATGGCAGAACAGGTTGCCGAGCAGCTCAACCAAGACAAGGGAGAGTAGCCTATGGATAAGGACAACTATGTAGAGATACGCTTTGGCGATTACAGAGACTATCGCATAGTGAGGATGGCAGATGCCCAGGGCAATATGCGTGAGGGCATCTTCATCCCCTTTATTCAGAATGGCATAAGGTGGAACAAGGAAAAGTACCGCTCCCCTATTCAGTACCTAAAGCCATTTTGGGCAGGAGGTGTTGACCCAAGGAAGTTGTATAAGCTAGTGCCAGTTGTTAGCGTGGATATTCGAAGGCAGATGGAGGAAGCTGGCGTTCTATCTCCTGATGATAAATACCCTTGCGATTTGGTTGGTTATATCTGCAAGGACAACAGAGTGATGTAAAACGAAAAAATAGAACAGATATGGTTATCATAGCAAACAACGAGATAATGAGCAAGGTCGAGGCGATGGTGTGCGAACAGGTCAGCAAGGCTATGCAGACACAGGAGCGAGACGAGGTTTCCGTGGATGACATATATGATGGGGTGACGAACATTCCGTTTGGCAGGGCTGTCGCTCGCAACTTTATCTTTGACGTTCTCCACAACCGATATGGCTTCTCCTTTTCAGTGATAGCGCAAAGGGCTGATATGAACAGGGAGAGTGTTATGCGGTGCGTTAGGAAATGCCACGAGCTTTTGACTACCGACCGTACATATTCCTACGTGAACACATTGATTAATGATAGGTTTAGAGAGTGGTATGGAGAATAAGGGAAAGAACGAATTGCTGTCGTTGAAGCGGAACGCCTTGATGATGGGCTTGTGCGGTCAGTACAAGGACAAATGGGATGGCTGTTGTGACAAGCGAGCTTTGGTTAATATGGCTCTTGACAGCAACGGCATCGAGTTTATGGCGGACTCAATCGCATTCGGCTGGGGACTTTCCAAGGAATACTTGCAGGGCGAGTTCGGCGAGTTTATGAATGGACTCTACCAGTGCCGAGAAAAAGGCTACACAAGTGAGATGTATATCGGTGCTCACGGCGTTGTTTGTGTAAAATCTACACTCGTTCTTGTCGGTTACTGCAAGGATTTGGAGATACATATCCCCGAACACACCGTTTGCCGCATTTATGTTTGCGGTGGCAGTCGTGTAAGGGTCGAGAATATGGGTGAGTGCGAGCTGTTCGAGTATGGTACAGACAATATCATTGACTGCATCGAGTATGACGGCTCAAATTTGCACCGAGAAAGCATTTCTTTCTCCAAGTGGAACAACTATAAGAAGAAGGAAAAATAATCACTTAGAACGAATATTTTTAATGTCATAGGCAAATGTTTTTCATATTATCTTCGTGTACAGCGGTACACTTCTTTTGTTTTCAATATTATAGGTGATTAATTTTACTTTTTATACGTTAAGATTTAGTTAGATTTATGCAAAAAGGGCAGTTCCAGTCGTGAGACCAGAGCTGCCCTAAATTATAGAGTACATAGAAATCAAAGAGAGTTCATAAATACCTTGATGCCCTTTCCGCCTTGCTTGTGCCCAGGCTTAACGCAAGAGTCGAGGGTGTCACGAATACTCGTGAGTATCGTTGTCTGCAATCGCAATTCCACGAGCACAGGACTGTTAGATGAGTCTTGTGCCACGGAATTTATGCTTGCTCCAAGACGTTCTAACAAAGTATCACGTATGGTGCGCACATCGGCTTGTTGTGTAGCTAAATAGTAACGCATTGAGTTCAAGATGGACTCCAACGCCTGTGCGGTCGATTCCGTTACCGACTGAATGCCCTGCTGCAATGCAGATATGTTGGAAGAGCCTGTTGGCTTGATGTTCAACACCTCCATCAAAGACTTTGCGTATTCATCGAAAGCCGCTAGGTTGGTCTTCTTCAATTCCTGCAATTTGGCAACCTCCTTTTCTGTAAGGTCAAGTCCGTTGTTACCTCCGTCGCTACCTTCCGACACAGCTTCATCGAAGGCATCGAGGATAGGCTGGATATACTTTGTTGTGGCACGGTTCATCAGTTGCTTGGTGACAAGATTGTCGAAATACTCGTCAAACTTGTCGTTGAGCGCATCAAGTGCATCGCTGCCCTCGTTGAATGCGTCCACCCAAGCCTCTGCGAAAGCCTCCGCCGCCGACTTGTAATTGGACTGGCTACCGAAGCCGCCGAGTTGTTCGGTCATAGATTCCTCAAGCTCCTTGATAGTGTCGTTCAAATCTTCGATTTCATCACGCCACTGCTGAATCTTGCTATCATCGGGGTTCTTTCTACCCTGCTCTGCCTTAATCATAGCCTCGTAAGACTTCTGCTCTGCCTTTAGAGCTTCTACTGACTTTTGGTTGTATTCGTACAACCGTTGGGTGTCGAAGGCATCGTCCATAGACTGCTTTAGCTTGTTGTAGGAACGCTGCAAGGAGTTTATGGCTTGCTCTTGGCGTTGGATTTCCTTATCAATCTTGCTCTCGTTGGAGAACAGCTTGGCGATACCAGTCGCAACGCCCATCACGCCGCTTGCCACTCCTGCCCAGTTACCGCTAAAGTAAGAGCCGATAGCCGAGCCTACGTTATCAACGATACTCATTGCGTTCTCTAGTTGCGCATCGCTGCCGCCAAGAGCCTCGAACAATCCATTGAACGAACTTGCCATAGTAGAGACAACAGATGTTATATCTGTGACGGATTTTGCGAACTTTGCTTTTGCCTGCTCCTCTTCTGTCATAACCGTTCCAAGTTTCGCAATTTGGTCGTCGGTGAGTTTAAGCTGGCTCTTCATAAAGTCACGTATCTGTTTGTTGGTCGTGAGCTTCAATTTTAATGCTCTGCCGCTGTCTGTCTCTGCTTGGCCGTTCTTTTCGATAGCGTCATACTCTTGCTGCAAGGACTCCACGTAAGCACTCTGCATTTGTAACTTCGTTGTTTGGTCTGCTTTTTGGTTATTCAACTCCACATACTTATCAACTCCGCCAAGCGATTTCAACTCCTTGTTAGCCTTAATCATTTCCTTTAAGCCGCTCGTGAACGCCTTGAAAGGGTTGCGAGAGTTACGAACTTCGTTTACCTTGTTTATTTGCTCGGCTATAGTTTTTAACTCCGTCGGGTCGAGGTCTTTTAACTCCGTGCGTAGCTGTTGCAGTCTGTCTGCCATAGCATCGAGAGCCTTAGAGGAAACTTGGTCGAGGTTATCAAACAGACGGACGTACATATCGCTGTTCTGAAAATCCTTCCAGGTGTTCTCGCCAGTCTTTTTCTTGTAGTCTAAATCAAGATTACCCAGCAATTCTTTTTGGGTATCTGGGTCAGAGAAATTTTTCATTATCGCCGCTCTGTCCTCGATATACTTTCTGTCAAGCTGGAGTTGGTCTGATAATCTTTGCTTGTATTCCTTGAAGAGTCTTTGAGCAGTCTCTATTGTGTCCTGCTCTACACTTTGGTTTAGCTTTTGTGTTTTGTCAAGATAATCCTTCTCAACATCACTGCCAGCAAATTTCTGCTTTATGACTTTAGCTGTGTTCTCCAAATCAGAGTTATATTGCTGAATAACCTTGTCCCCCCACTTGGTAAAATCATTGCCATATGTGGTCTCGTAGTCCTTAATGATATACTTGTTGAACTCATTGTTAATATCCTCTTGTATCTCATCAAAAGACTTCGTAAGGTCGCCAAACATAGACTTTATAAGTCCGTCAGACATTCCTTCGTCTTTGAGCTTTTTGTACAGCTTCATTTGCGAGAAAGCGTCATCAATATTTCGGGATATATCATCCTTTAACTTGTCGTATTCCTTCTCTGAAACTTTCAAGTCAATATCTGCCGAGATACGGAAAGCATTACCTCTCTTGGTTAATTCCTTGTATTGAGCACCAATCTCACGAATGCGCTTCGCCGTTGTTTTGTCGTCAGGCAAAATATTGTTTACGTTAAAGCCTACATTCTGTGCTGCCTCCTTGAAATACTTGCGAGTCTTTGACAAGGCAGTCTCTTTCGATTCTTTCTTAATCAATTCGTCGTATTTCAAGTTCATATCCTTCAGCAAGCTAATCCGCTCCTGTAAGATGTCTCGCTGCGCCTTGTCGTGCTTAGTTGTATTCTTGCGAGTTTTGTTGTAGCCCATAATGCGGTCTGCGGCTTCTTTGTAGCCTTGTCCTAAATGAGAAATATCACGATACAGGTCATTTATCTCTCTTGTGGTTGCAGCCTCGTTGTAACCAGCAAGTTTCATTGTTCCACCTTTTAAGTTGTGGCGTTGCGTAACAAGTGATTGCAACTGCTTGAGCTTATCCTGCGCATTAGCATCAAACTCACCGTATGCACTCTTTGGGTCTAATGATACAGGGTCATAAGTGAATGTGATATGATACGTATTATTGGAAAATGCTCTATCCATTTGTTGTTTAATGGAGTCTATTTGCTTTTGTGTATCGTTTTTGTCGAATTTCACATTAATCTTATACTCCTTGTAGAGCATATCCTTCTCAATATCACTCCACCCTCTTTTGATAGCCTCATTATCAATACGGATTTTTAGTTTTTTTCTTGAAGCCTCATCCTGATACTTACTAACATCGCCAAAAACACTCTGAGCCTCCTTGCGCACCTCTTCCAAGTCCTTTATGTAAGTTTCGTAAGCCATTGCAAACTCGGATAGTTGTTTATCTGCATCTGTGCCGATACCCCAATCGTAACCATTGTTGCCTGTGCCGCCAAGAATACCAACCATATTCTGTTTGTTTCCAAATACGCCATCTTTTATATAGCCTATTTGCTCTAACGCTTTAGCAACCTTCGAATAGTAATCAATCAAGTTCTGACCCTTTTGTGGACCAGCAGCAAGTTGCTCGAATAATTTCTTTTGGCTATCAGTTAGGTTGATACTTTCTTGCGATACCTGTGCTAGTATAGAACGTACATCATCACCTTTCTGCAAGAACTCGCCCATAGACTCGGCATATTCCTGCATATCAGTTTCTATATCATCGTCACCCATAATCCAACCTTTCTTCTTGTTAGCTTCGTATCTTGCATCAATAGCACGCATATCATCAAGAAACTCTTGATAATCTTCAAGGAAAGTTTCGTATTGTTTTTTTGCTTCTTCTTCTGAAAGGTTTACGCCTATCTTCACCTCAAAACCTTTTTGATTCATCTCCTTAACAAGGTCTTGAAGAGCTTTCTGTATATTTGTCTTCGACTCGGCATCAATTTCATCTACTCTCACTTGTGCAGTGTAGTATTCCTTTGTGTTTTTCGCCATTGACTCTTTGTACTCGTTATTCACACTTATCAGTTCTTGAACCAAAGCGATTGTTGCCATCAATGCAGCGAGAGGCAAAGAAGCAGCGATTGTTTTTCCTACAGCGGCAAAAGAAGAGCCTAACTTTCCTGTATCTCCTGTTAATGCAGCCATAAGAGCCTTAAACACACCAAGTTTTTTATGGGATGCCATAATGTTTGCAGCAGTTTGCCCCCAAGCACCATTTGTGAGTTTTGTCGTTATATATATTGATGCCAAAACTCCTGCAAACAACTTAGCAACATTTAATATTGTTTTCCAGTTGGAAAGCATTTCCGTTGCCCCCGAAATCATCCCCTTAAACGTTCCATCGTTTGCCTTGCCAATATCGTTGAGCATCACATCGAAGGCATCCTTCAAGTTGGAAATCTTTCCTTGGAGGGTCTCAGCCTGTATCTCCTGCATATTGTAGAACGTACCGCCCTTGTCGGTCATACGTTGGAAGATAGCCTCCACGTCCTCGAAGGTAACCTTGCGCTTGGAAATCATATCCACGATTTGTGCGGTCGTGTATGCCTCGCCCTTTACCTCCTTGAAGTACTGCTGCAACTCGCCGTACATATTGATACCAGCCTCTGTGAACTGACGAACCTCAGAACCACGAAGGTATGCAGCCGCCTTGACTTGTCCGTAAGCAAGGATAAGTCTTCCCATATCAACGCCAAGACCAGCCGAAACATCGGCAAGTCGTTTGGTGGTGTCGTAAAGTTTATCTGATTCAATTCTATAAGCAGAGAGTTGTCTCGTGTAGTCCACTAAGTCCTTGATGCGAAATGGTGACTTGACTGCCAACTCCACCGTCTTGTTGAAAATCTCGTCTGCCTTTGGCTTATTCTGCAAGATGGCTTCAAGTGAACGCTCGGACAACTCGAATTGACCTCTGACCTCGGCGATTTGCTCAACAAAAGACTTAATACTACCAATTGAAAAAGCGAACGCCATACGCTGTGCCCAACGAGACATATATCCTGCCATATATGAGGTTTGCTCGCCAAGAGTTTTTGCGTTCACTCCTGCCTCTTTCAAAACCTTTGAGTGTTGCTTGATAGCCTCATTTACGGATGCAAGGTTTTGTTTATAATTCTTGTCGGTCGTGTCAAGATTTAGTCTTGCCTGTTGCAACTCTTTAATGGCGGCTACGTGGTCTCGTAAAGTCTTAGCACTATTAGAGTCTGCAAGAGCTGTTGGAGCTGTAACGTTCTTTGCAGAGAAAAGCTGATTATACATCGCTTGTCTCTCGTTATGGTATTGTTGACCGTATGCTGCGGTTGATTTTGCCCACTCCTCACGTTTCTTTTGCTCCGCCTTAGATACTGCATCGGTTTCCTTTTTTGCATTTGTTTCTGCTTTGCGTGCTTTTTTATCATTAGCCGCTGAAGTTTTCTCCAACTGCTTGTAATACTCACGCATATCAGCCAAAGTGTTCTTTGAACGCTGATTATCCAAGGAATTGCTGTCAACGTGGTAGCTTTTAAGAGAATTGAGCAATGAAATCTGTTGGTTCAGTGCTTGATTGTTAGCGACGATGGCTTGTTGCTTCTCACGTAAAGATGCAATGAGCTGTTGATTTGTCTCGTATTCTTTTTGGTTTGCAGCATAGGCTACCTTGTTATCTTTATAGACGATGCCACCTTTTCCTTCCTTGATACGCTGTTGTACCAACTCGTACTGGCGCATAGACTGCGTAAGCTCCTGTTGTCTTTTATTTGTAGTGTCAATTTGTGATTGAATATTCTGCCAATCAGAGACAGATTTGGAAAAATCAGCAGATCTTGTGACCTTTCTTTGTGTGGAAGCCATCTTGTCGATATTCTCCACCGTCTGTGCGACAACGTTGTTCATGTTCGAGACTTGTTGCGCTGCCTTTTCCGCACCGAGATTAGACAGGCTGCCCGACATCTTGGATGCCTTGCTATCAATAGTGCCCAACTTTGTTATTATCTTATCAAGTTCACTCACAAATATTCTTGCTCCACCAGTCATAGACGTAAACGCACTATTTACGGTCTGCCCCATTTGTCGAGAATGGTCTTGTATAGATTGAATGCGCTCATCAGCCCTTTTAATAGCTTCCAACGCACTCTTTGGTATGATAAGCGCACTTCCTAATGCTGAATCTGCCATATATTTCTTATTTAGAATTAATTTAAATAATAGGTATTCCAAGGTCGTTGAGGTTTTTCAAGTCCTCCGCACCATTGATTACCGTTGCGTTCTTCAATTTGTCGCCCTGCTTCTTCTCGCTGTCAGAAAGATACTCTATATGAGTGAAGTCCATACTTGCGAGACGAACCTGTGGGACGGTCATTCCCCATTTGTACTCTTCCTGCGAGCACCAAGTGTTTGCCCTCAAAAAGTCTATCATCTGACCGTACTCTGTCCTTGAAGGCACGATTCGGCTGCTTGTTTCTTCCTCATCAGTGCCTGTCTTCGGACGGTCTGAATCACATTGGTACTCGCAAAGAAAAAATCCACGTCAAGAAGATTTAGTATCTCCACGAGCAGGGTAGCCCAGTCCTTGATGTCGTAGTCACCCCAAAGGAGTTGGTCGTAAACTTGCTGATATTCGTCAGACCCGATGCGTCCTTTGTCGTTCAAGAGTGCCAACGTGATAACCTTTGCCACGGAAGGCAGGTTAAGGGCAAACTCCTTGATAACATCGCCCATCGAAAGGTTTTCTTTCTTCACTATCTTACAAGCCTCCTCTGCAATCATCCACTGAGTGCCTGGCTTCAATGCCCTTATCTCCCACTCTGTGCCTTGCAGCTTCACAATCGTAGGGGAATCGTTCATTATCTGCGCCAACCGCTCCATCGCCTTGTCGGACAAAGGCGAGTCTGGCTTAATCTTTTTCTTCTCCTCTTCCTCGGCTCGTTTCTTCTCCGCCTCCTTGGAAGGGTCTTTCTTTGCTCTATGTACTGCCATAACTTATAATGATTTCTATCTGTGTTGGTTAATAATTTTTACAACACCTTGGTATTTATAGGACAATTCCTGCAATTTCTGAAAGGACATCGAGATAACACGATAGGAGTGTTTCAGACCTCCTCCGCCTTCTTCCAATACTTGTGCGTAAGGCATTGATGCAGCAACAGCCAAGTCTATCACGCCCGATGGTTGGTAGCTGTTCTTTAGGTAGCTTTCTATTGCCTCCCTACCCTTGATTTCCTCTCCATACCAATTCTTGCTTTTCTTGGCTTGTGGTGATGAAGAGAGATAACCTGTCTTTGTCAGCTTTCCTTGGACGTAGATACCATATCCGTATGAGTCGTACAAGTTCTTTGTCCTGTGCGTGTAGGTGATTTCTTGGATGCACTCCTTTAGCACGTTCCTTGCATCCTTATCCAGCTCACTGACTATCATCTTCAATGCCTTGTCGTATAGCTTTCCCATATCCTTAAATCTTAAAAGGGACGGACAGCATCAAAGCCGCCGCCCCTTGTGTATAGTCGAGAAAAATTGTTGAAGAACCAGTGTCTTACTTTGGAAGCTGATAATCTGGGTCGATATAGAAAGGAACTTTCTTCTTGGTAGTTTTATCAGCAAGTGTAATCTCTATCAACTGACCTGTACCAGCCAAAGCTACCTTCGCCATATTGGTGTTAAGAGACTCGATGGTGGTCTTTGAGTTGAGTTGCACCTTTGGCAGAATCAAACCAACATTCTTAGAACCATTTGGAATCACCACGACAATCTCTGCATACATTGCTTGATAGGTAGATGGAGCATAAACCTTGCCGTCTGTGTCAACGGTAAATCCGCACAACGCCTTCAACACGTCTGCCTGTGTATCGGCGACCTCTGCGGCGAATTGATACTTACCAGTTGTGACGATAGACAAGATAGGTGTATCGGAAGTCTCACGCTCGATGTCGGTTGTCTCGTTGTCGTCCTGCGAGATACTAACGGTGTCACGTACAACATCGTCCAAATCGTAAACGTCTGCACCTTTCGTGTTTCCATCAAAAGGAGTTACGATAATATGGGTTGGCTTAGACAGCTTCACTGCCTTTGCGCCTGTGTTTGTCATTGCCATAATTGTATGAATTTAAATTGTTATCCTAAATAAAATCTTGAAAACTATCTTACAATAACCGAAACGGAAATCATCTGAAAGTGGAATTGTCTGTTTGAATCATATCCACTGTCTCGGTACAATACTTGAATGGTGTAATCGCTATCCTTGCAGTTCTCGATAGTAGTGTCGAGTGCTGCCTCCATAGAGTCAAGTTTCTTTACGTTCTTTCTTAGAGGCGTACCCTGCGGTCTCGCATAAAGGTAGATGTTAGCATAGCCAGAGGAATATGCGCCGTGGTCTCTTTGCTGACCTACGTCAACATTAATAAAGTCCTGCCACTCCTTTTCTGTTGTAGGCGGTAGCTCCCCAACAAAGATATTTTTCGAGATACCTTTGTTCGTAAGAAGCATCGAAAAGAAATTCTCAATGCGTGATAGCCTACGCTGTTTCCTCTGTGCCATAACTAACTTGTTATCCTAAATACATTTTACCTAAAGAAGAACTAAATATCTGTACCCTTGATGTAAGCTACGCATCCGTGCATCTGTGTTGGGTAAACGCCGATTACCATACCATCGACAGCCATTCCGTACATCTCGCCCCTAAAGCGAATGCCTGGAGTAAGACCTTCGGGTATCTTCTCTTTCCCTTCCTCATCCGTTGGGTTTGGAAAGTAAATCGTGTACCCCATCGTCACTACGCCCGAATTGAAGAGCTTGTTGGTTTCCTGAATGTCACACTCCGTTTCCAAGATAGTCACTTCCGTTTCCTCGTCTATTGTGTCAGAGCTTGTGCTATTGTCGGTATCTCCCAACAAATCGCCATCGTCGCCAATCAAATCCCCATCTTCCTTTGGGGTCAACTCCTTTCGGTAGAACACGCCATTATAGGCGTACTCCTTTAATGCGCTTCTGTCCGTGTACATAGCTTATCAGTCCGTTTCCTCTATCCATTTCACCTCACCATCGGTTTCGTTCAAAGCCTCCAGCTTGTCGTCCTCTCCGTACTTCTTGTAAAGTCTTTTGAGTTCGGACTTGATGCTTTGAAGAGCTGCCGACGTAATGGTCTGCGCTCCTACGGTCAATGTGTATGCGCCGTGCTGGTTCGTGGTGGACGCTGTTTGATAAACTCCGAAGACTATCTTTTCCAAGAGAGCCATCTTGCATCTATCCTTCTGCTCATCCGTCAAGTCGATGTACGACTCAACATCGTACACGCCACAATCCAAGGCTACATTAACCAATGCGGACTTGTCGAACACAAAGTTTGTCATTCCGCTAAGATAATCCAATATGTCGAATTTCTGCGCTGCCATTGTGAGTGTGAAATGAATTGAATGTTATTATTGAAAACCAATCGTTAGGAGATTGCGCCCTCACCAGCTACTTCGGTGTGGATAATCTCGTGGTTGGTGAATGAGATAAGAGCAGGGATTGCCGACATCATCACGTCGGTGTGCCACTCCTTCAAGCGACCGTTGTCTGTTGTGGTGTTCATCGCTGTAACCAAGCCGTTGAGCATAGTCGCAAAGGTTGTGTCAATAGCACTTGCGCCATAGCCACGACCGAACACGTCACGCTCCAATACGTCGGTGTACTTGAACTCCACTGCATCGCCAGCAGGACGAAGAACGACACGGTTGTCTGCCCATCCCTTTACGAAGGTATCGGTTGTACGAGTCTTGTTGCGCTCCTTCTCTACGACAATCTCAATAGGTGAGATACCTTGAATGTCGGTGAACGACTTCAAGAACTGCTCGTTTGTGATAGGCATACCATCCACGTAAGCGATATAGTTAGCCTTACACCAAGTAATGTAAAGGTTGCGTACCTCCTCGTTCTGCAAGAATACGTCGTTGTACATCTTCTTTGTCATCTTCCAAACAAGAGCACCATTGTATCCGCCTCGCTTGTCACGATAAGCATCCTCTAACTTACGCATCTGTGTGAGGATTTTACAATCAGCAGCAGTCCAAGCCTTTGCTCCTGCCTTTTGGAAATTCTCCTTTGGAAGGCGAGCGTCGTAAACCTTTCCGTAGATACCAGCACCAAGACCAGTGTAGTCAATCTTACCAGTTGTCTCTACCTGTGCGGTAGTGTTGTTCAATGTTGCCTTTGCGGACTTCAAACCAACAGCGAGATAGTCACGAACCCAACGAGCGATAATACGGTCTGCGTTGCCGAACTGGGCATACATCTTCTCCTTGTAAATACGCTGTGCTGCGGTCTCAACGAAGCCACGACCGATGAAATCTGGGATAGAAGCAGTGTACTCTGCCTCACCCTTTGCATCCATCTGATGTGAGTCACCAAGAGGCGCACGCATATCCATTACAGGAGCTGCCTCCAACTTGTACGAGGTCATACGGAATGTAGCAGAGCCATCGTCCGCTGTTGGTGTAGGTGCATCGGCTACGTGACCCTGTGTCATTGCCCAACCCTCATCCATGTTAAGGAGGTCAGAGTTGTCAACTAGAGACTGGAACAATTCACTACCACCGTCCTTTGAACGGAAGAGTGCAGCCCAATCAGAGTTGTTAATGTCAAATCTTTGCATATCCTAAATACAATTAATTACGAAAAAATAAGTTTGTTATCCTGTGCTTGGTCTGATTAGTTGAACCAGAACCAAGTCTTTACACGGCTCTTGTTGAGAGCGAGAACTGCTGGAGGCAAGTTGCCGATAGCCACAAGGTCGATAACGGTGTCTTCCTGTGCCAAAGCTGGAGTGAGCATATACTGCAAATCATCCAAGCCTTCCATGTTTGCATCGTACAAGAAATCCATATCCTTGTCTGCGTATGCGTTAGGGTTTGTCACCATAGGTGATACTGATGCACCAGCCTTCTCTGCCTCGACCAAGATGTTGCCTTGATTCAAAGCAACTGCGAGTGTGGCAGACAATGTAACGTTCCAAACGTCAGCAGTGCCTTCTGTACCCTTCTCTACCGCTGTAATTGTAACACCGAGTGCCTTTGTGGCAAAGTCCTTCTGACCTACCATGATGGTATCGCCAACAAAAGGAATGTGGTGATAGCCATCACGAACCAACTTGATAGTAGTTGCATCGTTTGTAGCGTCCTTTGCCAGCTCGTAGAACTTCAAAATCTTCACCTCTGCACCAGTAGTGTTGTTGATGTTTGGTGTGTACTCGATGAGGTCACCAGCGTAAATCTTCGCTCTGCCCTTGAATGGGTTCTTCAAGATGCCACCCGTAGTAGGATAACAGAGTGCATCCTTGCTGCCCTTTACGAGCTTTACGAAGACGTTCTTATGACCTCCAATAGAGCCATGTGCCTGAATGAGTGTGCGACCAGTGAACACCGCACCACCATTGGCTTGTCTTGTGAAAAAGTTATCCAACATAATCTTTTTACCTTAAAGAGTTAATAATTAATGTTATCCGATTTTACTTGTCGGCAGGCTTCGATGTTCCGAGGATTTTGTTCACTCCTGCCCAACGGTCAGCACCAATAGGTTTGTCGCCGTTGCCTCCGCCTGGGTTGCCTGGAGTGCCGCCTCCCTTTGCGTGGGATAGGTTGTAAAACTCCTCAGCATCGGTAAACTCCTGCTCGATGTCCGAGTCCTTGGTGAGGTTCAGCTTGCTCATGTACTTGTCAATCCACTTGCTATCCTTAATGTCCTTCTCCTTGAACTTGGATAAAAGTTCACTGCGCTTCTGTGAGACGAGCTTTTCAGCTTCGTGCTCGGCATCCTTCTTCTCCAAAGCCTCCAAGCGTTCGAGCAATTTCTTCTCGGTTTCCGATGGCTCGTTGCCTTCCTTGTTTGGCTTGGTTGGCTCTGGCTTGTTTTCTGGATGCTCTTCCTTCCACTTCTTGACGAAATCGGCGTTATCCTTCTCATAGTTTCCGTTGAGGGAAACATACTGAGGAAGAATCTTGGCGACCAAATCATCTAACTCTGTCTCTTCGCTAACCAAAAGGTCGTAGTGGGAATCACTTAAACTTTTGATTGTCTTCTCACTGATGGAAAGGTGTTTTCCGTTTGCTGTGAGTTTGGCTTTTAGGGTGTCTAAAAGTTGTGTCTTTGTAAACTTCATAACTGTAAAAATTAAAATTTTGATGCAAAGATAATTAAATAATGTGTTGGTATCTAAGGTTTTACGTAATGTATTGGTATGCTATCTAATAAAGTGTTGCTTTTACACTATATATATATTATAATGTACTACCTTTGCAGTATGAGTAGCGAAAAAGACATAGAAATCAGACCACAAGAAGGATTCCAAGAGTCCTTTGCAAGCAGTAATGTTGATGTGGTTTTTGGTGGCGGAAATTTAGGCGGTGGAAAATCGTTTGGACTTGTCCTTGCGATGGCAGAACCCCTAATGACCGACCCCGATTTTCGTGCTATGATTTCTCGCCGTTCTCTAGGAAACCAAAAGGCAGGTGGTGGTTTCGTTGAAAAGTTCAAGCAAATCTTCGGAGCTGACTACATAAGGGTAAAGGAAAGTGATTCTCCTCGTGTAACATTTCCTAACGGAACGTTCGTTGACCTTACGTATTTGGATGATTCAAATATGGATAAGTTACGAGAACGTGCCAAAGGATGGGAATACGACTTGATAGCCATTGACGAGTTGACTGAGATGAGTTGGGAAGTGTTCTCGTACATTATGACCCGAAACAGAGGACAGAGCAAGACATTTACAGGAAAGTTCTTTGCTACCCTCAATCCGAAACGCAGCCATTGGACAAGAATTTTCCTTGACTGGTATATTGGTCCTGATGGATTTATCATCCCAGAACGAGACGGAAAGGTAAGGTATTTTTATTGTGCTGGACCAACTGTTAAGGATGTTGTTTGGGGTAATAGCAAGAAAGAGGTTTACGACAAGTGCAGGATAGACATTGATAGAAAGCTAAAGGCGATTGGTGGAAGTTTTAATTACGAGGTGATGATTAAGTCTTTTGTGTTCTACCAAGGTAAGCTAGGAGCGAACAAAAAGATGCTCGAAAACAACTCTAGTTATTTGGGTTCTGTTGCTGCATCTGGTGGAAGGATGGCACAAGCACTTATGGAGGGTAACTTTAATGTTGACCCCGAAGAGGAAGAGGATATTCCAATACCAAGCCAAGCAGCAAGGGATTGCTTCATAAACGACCCTGCTGTAAATGGCGACAAGTGGATAACAATAGACTTGGCTGACTACGGAAAGGATAATACGGTTATGCTCTCTTGGAATGGTTTCCACGTTGTGAACTACGAGATTGTCAGTCACTCGACACCACGACTGAATGCGGAAAAGGCAAGGCTGTTCGCCGCAAAGGAAGGTGTGGCAGAGAGCCATATCATTTACGATGCCACGGCAGGAAGGTATTTTAACGACTATATACCCGATGCCATACCTTACATATCGGCGGCAAAGCCATACGGTATATACTACCTATCTGCTATGAGTATGAAAGATTTGTGCTATCTGCGGCTTAGCTACATGATTAAGCGAGGTCAGCTTACATTTGATGATAAGGTTGCGGAAGCTACCTACACACATCAAAACCTCAAATACAAGGTGACTATTCAGAATGAGTTCCTGGAGGAATGCGCCGTTGTTCGTTTCGACAAGATGGTGAGCGGAAAGAAAAAGCTGCAAAGCAAGAAGGAGATGAACCGCAACCTTGGCAAAGACCGCTCGATGGACTTGTTAGACCCTTGCGCAATGAGAATGTACCCTTGTATCAATATGGAGTACGGAAGCGAGTTGCAGGAGGGATTTAGATTGGCAGAGCAAGCCGAGGAAGAGAATAAGTCTCTTAAACAGACAATATACGATGATACTCTTTGGGGTATCTGCTGTTGAATTAAAAGATACAATAAGATATGCTAAAGAAAGAAAACATACAGTTGGTGCTTGATTCCGTTAGGACGGAATGGGGAAAGGCGGATGAAAAGGATATTGCCTTTGCCATTCTGTGCGATGCTATCTACGACAAGACCCTCGCCTACCGACTGGCATACAAGAAGAGCGACAAGGACGCTGCTGCTTTCTACGAGACTCCACGTTTCAAGAAATTACTCACAGCGTTAGAGCCGTTCGGTATTGGTACGATGGATAGCGAGAGTATCACAAAGGAAGAGAACAAGAGCGAGCTTCTGAAAATGCTCTCTAAGATTGATAGCTTGCTAGAAAACGGCGACCTCGAACCAAAGGATGCTATCAAGATGCAGACCGATATTCGTGTCAAGTTGAACGACAAGTTCGAGATGGACGAGAGCCAAAAACAGAAACGCATCATAGTTGTTCCTTCCAAGCACGATATAGTTTGCCCTCGCACACAGATGGAATGCAACTACTGGCCGACAAAGAAAGCCTGTATGAGGCATTTCAATCTCGTTGACCCTTTGGATAACGAGGGCGATGCAAAGGCAGAAAGTAAACAAGAAATAGAACCATCAAACGAAAATAACGACAATGAGTAGAACAAGACAAGAAATATTGGATGATTTCCTTGCGAACCCACAGAAATTGCTATTAAAGAAGCCATTCCTGCGTGGTACTTCGTCAGTGTCTATCAATGATGGCTCTGACGGCTGCGATTGTAGAACAAACTGGAGGCGTGAGGCGCATTTGCCAAACATAAGAAAAACTATCATCTCGCAGGAAAGGTTTGCAAAGGAGTTAGACCCTGCGAGCCACGATGTAATCTTTGATAGCAACCTTCCATCTATCTGTGTGAAGGTTGAAAATGATGGATATATCGAGATTAAGTTCAAGCGATTTGGTATTCCTTTTCAAAAGTGCATCGTAAAAAAGAAGGCTTTGTGCCTTGGTGGTAACAAGAGGCAGCACGTCCTGCATGACAGCAACCCATCCGATGAGTTGAAGAAGAACTTCGCCGATTTTAAATGGCACTGGGATAATACCAACCAAGACGGAATCGAGATGAAGGCTATCAAGACACAGCTCTCTTATGGCGATGTTGGATTGCTTACCTATATGAACGAGAACGACGAGGTAAGGGAGCGCATATTCTCTTATGAAGATGGCTATCAGATAATCACCCACAAGGACGATAATGGCGAACCTCTTCTTGATTGTGTGTACTACCGCACCGATGATAACGTAAGACACATTGATGCTTATTCTGACACAACACACTATCACTTCACTGACTTCATTCAGCAGGACGCTGAAACAAGCGAGGTTAAGACTGGCTGGCAGTTGGTGAGCAATGAGAGCCACGGATTTTCGGAAAGCCCTCTTGCTACAAAGCGAGGAAACGTTGCTTGGGAAGGTGGAGAGGATTTGATTGAGTTGTTCGAGATTATCTACAACCTTTTCGCTGTCATTCAAAAGAGACACGGATGGGGACAGCTCTACATCAAGGGCAAGCTGAACGAGACGGCGAAGAAGATAGCTGGCTCTGTTATACTGAATGACACGAGCATTGACGGAAAGGGCGATGCAAAGTATCTAACACCTCCTTCTCCACAGAATATGATTGAGTTCTTGCAGTCTATTCTCGACCAGCTAGAGATTGCTACTGGCGTTACATTCATCCTACCAAAGGACGTGAAATCAAGTGGCGATATTAGCGGCTTGGCTATCCAAATGACACGTTCCTTGGATATTGAGGAGTCTTATGATGCAGCCATCGAGTGGCAGAACTTCACAAGTAAGCACTCTCGCTTGTTTAAGGAAGGATTGGCAAAGCAGCTTGTGGCGAGCGGCGAGAATCCTACCGCCATCACTTCATTTGCAAAGATGAACATCAGTACGTCGTTCAAGCCTTGGCAGCCGTTCGATGAGAGTACCTGGAATCAGATGTTATGTACCCTCAAAGGCAGTGGTCTTATTTCTGACAAGACTGGTATCGAGAAAAATACCGTTTCCGCTCCTGACGAGGAGGTAAGACTCCAAAAGCAACAAGAGCTGGCAGACGAGAGAGCTGCGAAGCAAGCAGAGCAACAAGCGGCTATCGCTGCAAAGAATAATACGAACAATAATAACAACGATGAATAAGTATGAAGGCAAAGTCATTATACATACAGACATTAACCTACGATGAGAACAACAAGGAGAAAGTTGGTTTGTTTCCATCGGAGGTAAATCCTGTTATTGTTTCATCTTACACCTACAGCGCAAAGCGTATGGGTGGTGCGCCAACACTTACGGCTACCATCTATACAGCAGAGCCTCTTCAATGGAAGAAGAACGAGTTTGTAGAGCTCGAGGGTGATAGACTTTTTGCATCATACACACCAAATCCGACAAAGGACAACTCTTCAAGAATGTGGAAGCACGAGATTACATTCACATCAAGAAGAGAGCTATTGGATAATACCTTGTTCTTTGATGTTGTTGTTGATGATTTAGATACACAAAACAGGGATAGATACCGCTCGAACCAAACAAAGTTTACGTTCGGTGGCACTATCTACGAGTTTGTCGCTCGTATCAATAGCTCAATGGCGTACAGCGACCTGTATCACCCAAAGGATGAGTACAAGGGCTATTATGTTGTTGTCGATGAGGGCTACGGAACGGATGAAGTTAAGGAAGTTTCCTTTGAAGACCAGTATTTGACAGATGTATTGCAGCTTATCTACACCACATTCGAGCTGACCTATTATTGGGTTGGCAACGTTTGTCACGTCGGTAAGGTACAGAACGACCTGACCGCTACTCCTATCAAATATGGGCGCAACGATGCCTTGTTGTCTGTGAGCAAGGAAAACGCCAACTACAAGATAGTGGATGCTATCACTGGCTACGGCTCTTCCGATAACTTACCTTATTATTATCCTAATGATAATGAATACGGAGAGGCTGTTTTTGAGACAGAGAACATTGACAAGTCACTCGTTAAGGAAGTTGACCTTGGAAAGGTGATGAAATGGGAAGGCGATTTCTACAACAGAACTTTTGTCTTTGGAAAGAATAAAGAGAAATCTTATACTGCAAACGTATTCGGGACATCAAGCTATCTTATTTCCAATTTCGGTAGCAAGGATTATACAGGAAAAGGCGCAGAGGCTAAAAATATCACTCCTGTATGCTCAATGGGCGAGGATTACACAGAAAGCAATTTTGCATCTGTATCTCGCTTGATAGACAACACGACAATATGGATGTTGTTCGAGTTTACTAGCGTTCACAAGGAAGATTCTGTAAAGATGGATGGTTTATCATTCTTGGCTACAGAGACAGACGATGCGCTTAAATTCGGATTAAAGTTTGATTATGAGCAAGCGTATTATATAGGAGAAGGTGTCGATATAAAAACTGCATACGGTTATATCAAAAATAATCGTGGCGGTGGTTCTTTATCTGAAAGCACAGGAGGCACATTCGGCAACGGCGGAACAACTACAGGAAAAAACTGGTCTTTCGGTGATGAAATCGATGGTCTTAAAAACTTCACAAAGAGCAAGACAAAAGATTATACGTTTGAGAAAGATACTATAAGCACAGTTGTAGTCGCTTGCAAGATAACCGCTAACAATATAAAGTTGGCAAGCGGAACTCGCAGAATGAACACTGTATCTACCAAGATAACAGGTAGCATCGACTTAACCCACACCCCTAGTAGCGTTTACTATCTAGAAACAGAGGAAGGATATACACAGCCATACGAGGAAAGTGGAATTGTTGTAAATGATATTGAGAGTGTCCCAAGCAAGGAACTAACATTCACCTTTGACGGTACGGATTGGAATGCTTCTGAAGGTGGTGATGAAAGTGCAGCAAAATTAACTATTACAGACCGCATTTGGTTCGAGCCATCAAATGCCCTTATGCCTTCGATTTATAGAAAGACGAAAGGCGTAGAGCGTTTCTATTATGCGACGAAAAATCCACCAAAGGAGTATGCTGACATGTATATTAAGCCTGGCACTGATATTCCTTACGAGTTTACGAACCTGTACACTAAAGGGAATCCTCACCAAGGCAGCGTGACGTTCGATGGTATTAAGCCTACTATCAATGGTGTTCGCAACGATGTGATACAAGAAGATGGTTTAGGACAGCTCTTCGGAGAGATTGCGGACGTGGCGTTTGATGTAGAGGATAGCGATGTAAAGGATAGTAGCGACCAATACATTCATAGCTATTTCTATATCAAGCTGCATAAATTCAGTGGCGATTATGGGTTTGATTTGTTTGCTCACGCATTGGCTAACGAGAGCGCAAAGATAAACCTTATCAAAAGTAACGGATGCCCTGCTTGCTCGTTTACCATCGGTTGTTATTGGGACAAGGATAAAAACAAGTGTTACAATAACGTACTGACAGACGGAAACGGAAATCTAGCAGCCGAAAAGAGCAAGATGAACTCCAAAGGTGATTACATTTTGAATGATGATTACGTAGAAGAGCAAACATCTAACCAAGACTCTACAAAGGAGGAACTTTGGATTTGCGTTCAAAAGGATACATCTACACTCGGCATCGTTATGCCTAACGCAAGTGGAAATTTCAAGCCACAAAAAGGCGACTTGTTTGTCATTACAGGCATCAAGCCTCCAAAGGTACTTGTAACCGCAGCAGAAAAACGTCTCGACGAGGCTCTGATTAAGTATATGAGCGAGAACAACGAAGACCAGTTCAACTACTCTGTAAAGTTCTCACGTATATTCCTTCAACAGAACCAATACTTTGCAAGTAAGCTGAATGAGAATACAAAGCTATCTCTTCAAGGTCAAGGCGATACGGATAGCGACGGAAATCTCGTAAGCCACGAGGTGTTTGTAAACAACTACTCTGTAAAGGTCGAAAGTGATATTCTTGTAGAAGTAGAAGTAGAGCTTGTAAACTCGCTTGAAGTAACACAAAGTGACGTAAAGCAGATTATAGATGCTGTCAAAGGCGAGACGGTTAAGCAGCTCGGAAATCTTACAGGAGGTAACAATAACAGCTTTAACGCAAGTATTGCTGATAGATTTTACCTATCCAAGCAGTCCGACGATACAGCCCAAGGTTTGATAACCTTCCTGAAGGGTTTTCATCTAGGCTCTGACGGACGCTGG